TTGTTATGTTACTTTTGGAGATTTGTTAGATTCTTACTGTAAGAAAGTGGGAGATGATTTAAAAAAAGTAGCAGACTCAGTAGTTAAAGACCCCTTGCTATCTAAAGATTCAAAAGAAAGAATCCTAAAAAGAACATCATCTTTTTTACAAGAGCTTAAAAAATTAAATGTTTTTATGGCAGACGCGATCTATACAAAGAAGTCAGAAGCCTCACTTAGACCAGAGCATAGAAGAGTTAACATTTCTGATATTCCTGTCTCAATAGATACTCTCTACACGCTTTTTTATTCAGAAATTGTTAGCGTTAGAAAGCCAATTTACGATTTAAATGATTTTATTGTTAGTTTTATGCCAAAGTTATTGACAAGATCGTTTGCAGAATTACCGGGAGCGGACATGATCAATAAAATTTCATTTACTACCACCGTATTTTCTTCTAAAGAGGTATCTTCAGGAGCAGTTAGTGTTGATAATAAGAGTAGAAAAATTTCAATACAACAGATACCATCTCCAATTCAAAAAGTGTCAACAGGGATGCTAGGAAAGGTTCAAGATTATATAATTATCCACCAAAGACCGTCTTTGAATACCTTAACTTTGGGCACCGGTGATAAAAAAGAAGATTTAAAAAATGGAATTTATCACTTGCGAACATCTCAAAACTCTGGTATAGTAAAGACAATAAATTTTTCAAAGATCTCATCACCAGCCAGAGAGGCTTACATGATAGTTAGAAATGGCAACATTTATGATGAGCTTCGTTTTGCCCATAACGCTTCTGTGCAAATGATAGGTAACAATGTGTTCTATCCAAGTTGTGTTGTTTACATAAATCCAGACACGCTAGGGTTTGGAGACCCTCGCGGCGAAAAATCTGCAGCCCGACGGCTTGGGTTTGGTGGGTACTATAATGTTGGAAATGTCACTACAACTTTTTCAAATGGAGATTTAAGTACATCTATGGAACTTCATTATGTTGCCTGGCCAGACACAGAAAGTCAAGCAAAAATTGCGAAAGAAAAAAAGAAAAAATTGGATGAAGTAAAAAAATAGGAGATTTTATTAAATGACCGAGCGATTTCTTGGAGGCACTTCGGGAGTTACAAAAATTGAGTTTTCCGAACGAAAAAAATATGCAACAGAAATAAATAAAATGAGTGCATCTTTTTTGAACACAATTTATGAGAAAAAGCTTTATGGATTTATAAATGAGAACTATGAAGTGATCGCTCCGACTGGAGTACCAGTATTATTTGGCCCCTACGCTGGCACCATCACAGGCCTAAATCACACAGTTTCGATATTTAACAAATTTAGAGACCACTATACAAACCTAGTAAACAACAACACATCAATAGTTGTACCAGACCAAATTATTGGCTTGAAGCCAAATAAAAGTTATGTTAACTTTGAAGAACAATATTTTGATTTTAGCCGAACTGCCGCTTTGGTATTGAGTCAGGAGCTTAGAGATTCAGGAATGAACGAAAACAGCTCTTTTGTTGATTTTGTAAACCTATTGAACACAATAATCTTTAGAAGAGAATTAAAGAAATACAAATTTACAAAGTCAGGATATGCGTTATCTGAATTTTCGTCAGCATTTCACACTGGGCTTTATATAGATCTAGGTTCTGGAGAAGATCCTCAAATTGATCAGGCAAAGATAGATCTGGTGACACATCCTGATTTTTCCTGTTACGCAAAGTATGCCACAATTTTTGGCATGAAAGTAGATTTTAACTGCCCGTGGCGCTTAATTGTTGATTTGGATTCCCCAATCGTACAATCAAATATATTAAACGGCCGCGCCACAACTAATTTTAATAGTTTTTACACAGATCTGTATACCTTAAAGGTTGGCTATGATGATTTTTGGTCGTTAAAATCTTTTTATGAGCTTCTATTTCTACAAGTTAAAACCGATTTAGGCGTAGAGGTGGTCCCCGGAGGTTTTTCAAATTTGCCTACAGATTTTTGGATAAAAGCTTTATTAACTAACAGATTTAAGGAGTTGGGTCTTCTCCACGACCCCTTGGAGTCGACAGAGTTGTTTGAATCTACAGTACACAAGGCTAAAAGTATAAAGTCAATGTATGGCCTTTCCGGCCCCAGCGGCGCAATTGGCTTTATAAATGCATTTTGCGCAGATACACTGAGATTTATAATGGAAGGAGTCTAAGTGATTGCAGAAGTCTTAGACATACAGGAAAACTGTAAAGGAATTTACTTACAGAACAAATTTCACCTTGAACCAACTGACGAGATTTTGTCAAAAGTTTCAAAAACCTGGAAATTTTCACCAGTCTTAAAAGACGATACTAAATTTAAGTATTTGTTTTTATTAACCGCTGGTCGCGACCTTAAAGATTTTTCAAAAGATGTAGAAATTTATAACCAAACAAAGAAAACGCTAGAAGCACAGCAAAAAGCAGCCATAACAGCGAAGATGAACATAAATGAGTGTTGTTTGTTTGATATTTTACCCGAGCATCAGCTTCGCAAATGGTTTTCGATCAGATCGTCGGCATTGGAAAATTTAGATAAGAAAATTCCTGTGCCCGAAGATTATGAGATACTACACAAGATACATGTATTAGCATCAAATATAGCCTTGCAAAAAATAAACTATGACGGTAAACCTGGAAGAGTTATTTACGATATATTTGGATCTGCGACAGGAAGACTAACCACGAAAAAAGGATCAGTGCCGATTCTGACTCTAAAGAAAGAACAGAGGTTTGCACTAAAACCTCAGAATGATGCATTTGTAGAGCTTGATCTTAATGCCGCAGAAATAAGAATGTTGATGGCTTTATCAGGAAAACGTCAACCAGATACAGACATTCATGAGTGGGTTTCAGAGAATGTTTTCTCCAGTCAAATTCCTAGAGATGAAGTTAAAGTAAAAGTGTTTTCTTGGTTGTATAATTTTTCAGCCCCGAAAAGTCGATTGGACGAAATTTTTTCGCGGCAAATTTTTCGAGATTTTTACCTTCCTGAAAAACAGATACTTTCAACACCGTTTGGTAGAAAATTGAGCGTTGATGAAAGAAAGGCGCAAAATTATTTACTTCAATCTTCTACTTCTGACCAGGTGCTAGAAAATGCGTATAAAATACAAAAAATGATTAAACACACTAAATCTAAGATAGCTTTTACTTTGCATGATTCAATTGTTCTTGACATGGACAAGAAAGATGTTATAATGTTAAAAAAAATAAAAGACCAATTTGAATCTACAAGGTGGGGCAAATTCATGAGTACATGTAAAATAGGAAAAGATTTTGGATCTTTAAAGGAGTTTAAAATTTGAAAAACTTATTAGCAATCGGTCAAGCAGCCTGCAATGTCGTAAAGCAACTATCTGAATATCCAGTTTACAACTGTTATTACATATCAAATGAAGTAAAGAGAACAACAAAATTTAATTTTCTGTTAAAATCTCAATCTACTCCGGAAGAGTACGAAGAGATAGATTTTACAAAATTACATGCATGGCTAGAGAAAATAGAAAAAAAATGCACCGTTTTTATAAACGGAGGCTCTGACAGCTCAGCGATTACCTTGCGTGCTTTAGAGCATTTACATAAAAAACAAGTAAAAATGGAAATAGTTTACTTTATGCCGGAAGTAGACTTGCTATCAGAGGTAAAATCACTGCACGAGCGATCAGTTCGTGGAATTTTGCAAAATTTTGCCCGAAGCGGCCTTTTTGAAAAAATTTACTTGATTTCAAACACAAATTTAGAGTCTTTAGCTGGTCCAACTAACGTTATTGATTATTATAGTCAAATTAATCATGTATTTTCAAGCACTTATTACATGCTAGATGTCTTCAAGAACACAAAACCAATAACATCAACATTTAAAACACCCAAAGAATCCTGTAGGATAACTACAATAGGTCTCAGCACAATAGACGGAGAAGAAAAATTGTTTTTTCCTCTTGAAAATGACGTCGAAATGGTGTATTATTATGGTATAAACGAAGAAAAGTTGAGAACAGAAAAGAACTTATTTCGAACAATTACAAACAAAGTAAAGGAAAAGATTACTGAAGAAAGAAAGGTAAGTTTTGGAATTTACCCAACTCAATACGAAGATGATTACATCTATGTAGAACTATTCACGCCAAAGATCCAATAAGTCTTGGTAGTTGCCAATAGAGCAAAAAACTACCAACACTATTAACTGCGAGACAGCAACAAAACCATAAGGAGGTACATAATGTCAAACGCACTTGTAAAGGATGGCAAACCTTGGAACAGCCCGCTCATTGGCAATGGAGGAGCGATAAAAACGGTCAATGTGATCAATCCAATGCCCAAAACAGTAAAGGAGATGGTCAACAACTATCTTCAAGATGTGGATATAACACGTATCCGCTCTTATGCTAATCGCGACACTGAAGTTAAAGCGATTAAAAAAATTATCAAAGCCCGCGGAGGTATTGACGGCAGAATTGCCAGATTACCAAGAGGCGCAATTGTAAAGGGCGATCCAAACAAAACTGTTTGGGTTTATGACGGGGACCATACTCGACACATTATGTTGGCGATGAACCCAGCTGCAAAAACGATGCCGATGCACGTTATCGAAGTCGACTCCCTCGAAGAAGTTAATAAATTATTTATTAACAATAATAAAACAGGAAAAACAAAGATTACCACAGAGCAAGAGTTTGTCAATCTTTTTCACTGTCGCGACGCTGAGGTAGTCCAGAACGTTAATTTTGCTAAGAAAGTGGGCCTTCATGTTTACTGTAGTCATGAAGAAGACGGAAGAGTTGGAGAATTAACCGGACCTGAAGTAAAAGTTAACACTTTGCGCAAACTCTCGTCCGCCTGCAAAACAACACATGTTTCAGCTAAGGAAGCGGTTAGTCTGGTGACCGAAACTGCTGCCTTTGATCGAAAGCACGCGGTGCCTCTTCACCTAACCCTTGCACTAACGATGCTTAATGAGTGTTATCCGTCATTGGTCGGTAAGCAGAGAAACAAGTTTAGAGCTTGGTTTAAGGGGCTTACAAACAACCTTCAACTTAACGATGTGGTAAAGCTAGCACAAAGTCGCTGCGGCCAAGCTGCAACCGGCAGTCAGGACACTTATTATGTTGCCTTGGGTCTTTTGAAGTTACTCAGGCAACAAAAAATTGAAGGACTGAAGACCTTAAGACTTTCCACTCTGGAAAAGAGATTTTCTAAAATTAATAATTGACATAACCAAAAAACTTTAATAGTATTATATTCAGTTGGTCGGGATATTTGCCGACCTGCTATAGCCGAAAGTGTGCAAAAAAATAACAAACCATAGGAGGTATTAAAATGGCACTTAATTTAGACGCAATGAAAGCGAAGTTAGATAAACTAAACGGAAAAGGCGACGGAGGAAACAAGAACCGTTTCTGGCGCCCAGATGAAGGGGAAAGCAACATTCGCATTGTTTCAACCCCAGATGGAGATCCTTTCAAGGAAAAGTTCTTCCATTATGGTGTAGGGAACCAAAGTTTCCTATGCCCAAAGAGAAACTTTGGAGACGACTGCCCGGTGTGTAATTTCGCCAATCAACTTTGGAATGAAGGTACAGAAGAAAGCAAGAAGCAAGCAAAAGAAATGTTTGCAAAACAGAGATTCTTCTCGCCAGTGCTTGTTCGCGGTGAAGAACAAGAAGGCATTAAAGTGTGGGGCTATGGTAAGATGGCCTATGAAAAGCTTCTTACAATTGTTCTGGACCCTGATTATGGAGATATTACAGACCCAGAGACAGGTAATGACCTAAAATTAATGTACGGAAAGCTGCCTGGAGCAAGTTACCCTCGAACGGATATCCGCCCGCGGCCCCGCAAAACCGTACTTTGTGATGATGCTGTCGGTGGTGATGACCGCTGTGCAGAGTTACTGGAGACGATTCCAGACTTTGATGAGATTTTTGAAAGAAAAACTACAGAAGAGGTGCAATCTATTCTTGATCAGTTTATGGCCACTGGACAAGGAAATACAGAAGTCGAGAAGTTCGGATCGACTCAAGCCACAGAGACCGATAGTGTTGAGGCCGCTTTTAGCGACCTGCTGAATCAGTAGGTGACTATAAATGGCAAAGGCAAAAGTAACAAAACTGAAAAAGGGAGCTCTTGACATCTCTGCAGTCAAGGGCATCATCAACAAAAAAGCAGGTAGAGAGGTTGCTCATTCTTTGCTGGATAACAACCCCACTCAAGTAAACGAATGGATTCCCACCGGTTCACGCTGGTTAGATTCAATTATTTGCAAGGGTAAACTGGGAGGCATCCCTGTTGGTAAGGTATCTGAGATTGCAGGCTTAGAAGCAACAGGAAAATCGTTCTTGGCAGCTAAGATCGCAGCGAATGCTCAAAAGATGGGAATTGATGTAGTTTACTTCGATTCGGAGTCAGCGCTAGACCCTGCTTTCTTGGAAAGGGCAGATTGTGACTTAGATAGGTTGTTGTATGTTCAAGCAGAATCGGTGGAGTTTGTGCTGGAAACAATCGAAGAGCTGTTGGCAACAGGTAACAAATGGTTATTCATCTGGGACTCGTTGGCCTTGACGCCTTCAATTTCAGACATTGAAGGTGATTTTAACCCTCAGTCTTCAATGGCTGTGAAACCAAGGATCTTGGCTAAGGGCATGTCTAAGCTAATTGTGCCAATTGCTGACGCAGACGCAACCCTGCTGGTTCTTAATCAGCTTAAGACTAACTTGGGTGCAAGAACACCAGCACAGGCTATGACAACTCCATACGTTACCCCTGGAGGCAAGGCACTGCCTTATTCATATTCGTTGAGAATTTGGCTAACAGCTAGAAAAGCCAAGGCTAGCTTTATCGTAGATGATAACGGCTTCCGGATTGGTTCCGAAGTTAAAGTTAAACTTGAAAAGTCTCGCTTCGGAACAGCAGGTCGTACTTGTAACTTCAAGATCCTTTGGGGCGATGACTTGGTTGGAGTCCAAGACGAAGAAAGCTGGTTTGATGCAATTCAAATCTCTGAACGCTTAGAGCAATCTGGTGCTTGGTTCACTTTGATTCATAATGACGGCTCCAAAGAGAAGTTTCAGCGCAAGCAGTGGATCACCAAGCTTCAAGATGAAAAATTCAGAGAAAGTGTCTTGACAATTATGGACGAAGATGTTATTATGAAGTTCAGTAATAGAGAAGGCAATGCCGCTGATTTTTACGACTTGGAAGAATCCACTCCCGAGGAGTAGCCCTAACCCAGCCCGCCTCTCCGGCGGGCTTTTTTATTTGGAGAAAACAATGAAAAGAATGATGATTGTAGACGCCTATAACCAGTTTATTCGTGGATACATAGTAGACCCTAGTAAAAACCCTAACGGGTCACCAATAGGGGGTATTCGCACTTTTATCAACATTTTAAATAAACTGACACGAGAGATCAAGCCAGATTTGCTTGTTTTGGTTTGGGACGGCAAGGGCGGAAGCAAAAAACGCCGTGCCATGAACAAGTCATATAAAGGGGGCCGTAAGCCACCTAGAACCAACTGGTCTCAGGTGGGAATGGAGGAATCCGAGATTATTGACAACAAAGTTTGGCAACAAATGAGGGTCATAGAATATCTTAACGAAACCCCAGTTATTCAGTTTATGGAGCCTTTAGTTGAAGCGGACGACGTAATTTCTTACATCAAAAGCAATTCAATGTTCTCAGGGTGGCAAAAGGTGATAGTGTCTGCGGATAAAGATTTTATCCAACTCTTAGACGATAAGACAATCTTGCACAGGCCTATTCAGAAAGAGTATCTCAATAAAAACAATGTTGTTGAAAAGTTTGGAATACATCCTAATAACTTTGCATTAGCGAGGGCGATCGTAGGTGATTCATCAGATAATCTTCCTGGAGTGCCAAGAGTTGGCATGGAAACTGTTGCAAAAAGGTTTTCTTTCTTAAAAGAAGAAAAAACATACTATTTATCTGATGTTGTAGAAGAGTGTACTAAGCCTGAGAACAAGCAGAAAGTCTTTTCTAACATCAAAGAAAATAAGGAGTTAATAAAAAGCAACTATGATATTATGCAATTATCCTCGCCCATGCTATCTGTACAAGCCAAACAAGGGATTGACGATACGTTTGAGCAATATAAGCCGCACTACAATCAGACGGAAGTAAGAAAAAAGATGATTAAAGACGGAGTGTTAACAGTAAATACCTCTGATTTGGAACAAAGATTTAATCATATTATCACTTCCTTTTCACAATAAAGTATGTTACTATACTCTAAATAAAAAAGGAAACTTAATGGAACAAGAAAAAAGTTTTTCTAAATTTGGCAAAAGCTTCCAGGAAGATCTGTGCCATTTGATAGTGAATGATAGATCTTTCGCGGATCAAATGTTTGAGGTTTTAGATCTAAACTTTCTAGAGCTTAAGCATCTTCGTGTTTTTGTTGGAAAAGTAAAGGAGTATAGAAAAAAGTATGGAGTCCACCCCACATCTAACATTATGCATTCCATCTTACGAACAGGTTTGGATGGAGAACCAGAATCGGTCAAAGTTCGAATACGAGAATATTATGCGAGAGTGCTCGCGAACGGACAAATACCGGATAGTTCTGATTTTATCAAAGACACTGCACTGGATTTCTGCAAGAAGCAAAAGCTTAAAGAAGCGCTGATTAAATCAGTCGATTTAATTAAATCTTCTTCGTTTGATGAGGTATCTAAGGTGATAGACAATGCCCTAAAATTAGGGTCGGATAATACACTTGGATATGACTACCTAGCTGATTTCGAAGCGCGCTTCGTTAAGAAAGCGAGAGACCCAGTAACTACTGGGTGGAAAGACATAGATGATATATCTAAGGGAGGTTTAGGTAAAGGTGAGCTTGGCGTTGTTGTTGCTCC